ATGAACATCAAGGAGATGTGCTTGCGCATGCTGGTACATATGGTATTGATAATATCGGTTATTTATTCCCAGATGCAAGAACAACAACCAACACTCCAACATTCATTAAAAGAGATACTGAATGGGTTTCCAAAGTTTTTGGTGCTGCTAAACATGTTCCTTTTGCAAGGATTAAAACTGTGCTTGCAGACATTACGGCTGAAGAGGCACGTGCTAGAGGTTATGTAACAGGCAACGAAAAAATAGATGAAGTATTTACATTGTTAAAAAGAACAACTGATCCTCAAACAATTTACAAGAAACAAAAATTAGATAGAGACGACATTATCGACATCACAGACTTTGATGTTATTGTATGGTTGAGAGCTGAGATGAGGATGATGCTTGAAGAGGAAATTGCTAGAGCACAATTAGTTGGAGATGGTAGATTATCTTCTTCCGATGATAAAATTAAAGAAGACAAAATTAGACCAATTGCAACCGATGATCCAATATATACAGTTGAGGTTCGAATTCCGGCCAATGCTACAACCACTCAAATGATCGACCAAATTATACTAGGACGTAAGAAATACAAAGGTACTGGTGTTCCTACTTTCTTTACTACTCCTGATGTTAATGGCGACATGCTTCTTTTAAAAGATTTAAATGATAGAAGATTATATAATACTGAAGCTGATTTAGCAGCTGGCATTCGTGCAAAAGAAATTGTTGAAGTTCCTGTTATGGAAAACAAAGTTATTGTTCTGGAACCAGCAACAGCATCGAAGGATGGTCTACAAAAGAGACTTATTGGTATTTCAGTTAATATGAATGATTACTCTCTTGGTGCTGATAAAGGTGGAAGTGTTACAATGTTTGATGATTTCGACATTGACTTCAACCAATACAAATACCTAATCGAGACTAGATGCTCTGGAGCATTAACAATGCCACATTCAGCTATAGCTTACTGGAAGTTGGAAGTTATTCCAAAAACTGGCGAATAATTCGGACTCATTAATTCAAAATGGAAGGAGGTAGCCTATTATGGCTAAATTTTCAGGTTTAATAGGCTATGCTCTCCAAGAGGAGACGGCCCCAGGCGTTTGGACAGATAGGATTGTCGAAAAGAATTATCGGGGCGATGTCATTTTAGACCAAAGGAGATGGCAATCAGCCGAACAGGTTAATGACAATTTAAACCTCGATAATTCAATTTCAATTATCGCAGACCCATATGCCTATCAAAATATTGGGAATATTAAATATATTGTCTGGAATGGTGCGACGTGGAAGATTCAATCTATCAGTATTAATCGACCTAGAATTATATTACAGATTGGGGGAATTTACAATGGCAAAAGACCGGTTAAGTCTCCATAATAAGTTAATAGAAATTTTAGGATCTAATAATGTATATTTTCAACCACCAACTTCTATACGTTTAAACTATCCATGCATCATATATAAAAGAGATGCAGAGGATCCATTTTATGCGGATGATATTAAGTATTATGGTATGAAAAGATACATGATAACTGTCATTGATACCGACCCCGATTCATTAATTCCAGATAAAGTATCGAAAATGCAGTATTGTAGTTTCTTAAATAACCTCGCAGTAGACGGTCTAAATCATGACGTTTACTCACTATATTATTAAAAGGAGAATACTATGTCAAAACAAAAAATAACTTATCCAGATTACGGTTCTAGAAGTATGAGAGTTTTAGAAGCATTGACACCTCTTACTGGCGCCGCTGCACCATTAGAGCATGCATCTTTTATTGGTCAGATCTATGTCGAGACCACAACTCCGGCATTGTATGTAGCAGTAGCTACTGATTCTGAAGAGGCAGCAAATGATTGGGCACTATTATCAACTATAGCAGCAGTTCCGGCAGCGGTTGCTGCTGCAATTTTACAAGCTGATATACCTGGCGGAATTGCATTAGCTGCAGCAGAATTTGAACCATTAAAAGGGGCAGTTGCTCCAGCAGCACATGCGGATTTTATTGGTCAGATCTATGTCGACACTGTTCTTGGTAAGGGATATATGGCCATAGCAACTGACTCTGCCGATGCGGCAGACGATTGGAAAGAAATAACACTTTCTTAACAAAAAAATCATATAGAAGAGGAGATAAAATATGAGTAAAATAGTTTGGGATCAAGTAGGAGAAAGATTTGGTGAAACTGGTGTTGACCAAGGTGTACTATTTCCATTTAAAAACAATGCATATGAAAAGGGTGTTCCATGGAACGGCCTAACTTCAGTTAATGAGGCTCCGACTGGAGGAGAACCAAATCCATTCTATGCGGACAATCAGAAATATATTGAAATAATGTCCGAAGAGGAATTTGCTGGAACGATTGGCTGCTATATGTATCCAGATGAATTCAAGGCTGCAATTGGTGAAGTTGAGTTGGCTCCTGGCGTTACAGTGGGACAGCAAACCCATGAAATGTTTGGTTTTTCTTATAGAACCAAAATCGTTAATGATACGAATGGGGCTGACTATGGTTTCAAGATTCATCTTGTATACAACGCATTAGCCGGTGTCACTGCCAGGGATCACACTACAATAAATGAATCCCCAGAACTCGAAGAACTTAGTTTCGACTTCACAACAACAAAAATTCCTGTTACCGGTGGAAAACCTACATCACATTTAATCATTGATAGTACAAAAATTGCTGAAAATCAAGTTACACAGCTGCAAGCATTCTTAGATATTTTGTATGGAACAGAGTCCGTAAATCCTCGTCTTCCATCACCAGATGAAATTGCTGATTTATTTGAAAGCACTGCTCCAGCTGAATTACAGGTAGCAATTACACCAAATGATGATGCGACTGGAGTTGGTACAGATGCGAATATTATATTCACATTTAACACTAAAATAGTGAAAGAATCAATCGTAGTTACATCGGCAGAAGGGCAAATAATTTCTGGTTCAAAAACTTGGGATTCGAAAGGTAAAATATTAACCTTTAATCCAGAAGACAATCTATCAACCAATACGGTATATATTATTACAATTTCAGGGATTGTTGATATTTATAATCGAACACTTGCACCACAGGTTATAAATTTCATGACTGGAGAATAATTATACTTAATAAAATAATTAAAGAGCCTCTATACTTTGGGGCTCTTTTTTAAAAGATGAAAGGAGTTTATTATGATTAAAAAAGTAATACAATATAATGATTATGATGACAATGTCAGAACGGATACATTATATTTCCATCTTAACAAATTTGAATGGTTAGAGTTAGAAACATATACAAAAGGCGGTTTAATTGAAAACCTTGAGCATGCGGTTGAGACGAATAACGCTAAGAAGACAATCGATCTACTTAAGAAAATTATCCTAAGGGCATATGGTGAAAGAGATCCAGAAACCGGTACGTTCGAGAAGGATGAAGATAAAGCTATAAGATTCAGTAAGACAGAGGCGTTTAGTGCCTTATTTTATGAGCTGGCTTACGACGAAAATGCATCCAAAGAATTCTTCTTAGGTCTAATCCCCAAGGAGATAAGAGGAGAAGCATTGAAGAAGTATAACGAACAAGCTAAACAAAATGGTTCCGCACCTATAAACAATATAACAACATTAAATCAAATACCTGAACAATAGGAGGTCTAAGAATGCTTGAGATTACTATCGAAGCAAAGGAATTCTACAATCAAGAAGAAAACAGATTTATTACTACTTCCCCTTGTACGCTCACTCTCGAGCATTCTTTAATATCATTAGCGAAATGGGAGTCGAAATGGCATATACCATATCTTAGCGATACGGAAAAAACAGCAGAACAAGAGTTAGACTATATTCGCTGCATGATAATAGGCAACGTACCAAATGAAGACATCCTAAAAGCACTATCGGTCGAAAACATATTGGAAATTAAATCATATATCGACAATCCAATGACAGCCACGACATTTTCCAAGAAGAATTTAAAAACTGAAAAAAAAGTAATAACGGCCGAGGTCATATATTCCCGAATGTTCGCGAACAATATTCCGATAGAATGTCAAAAGTGGCATTTATCCCGATTGTTCACATTGTTACGTGTATGTGATTTGGAGCGTGGTCCGAAACAAAAGATGACAAAGAGAGAGACCGCAGCTTACTATGCTGAACAAAATGCAGCCCGTCGGGCGAAATACAACTCAAGGGGGTAACAAGTATGAAATGTTCTCTATGTTCAAAAGATTTCATACCAGGCGTCGAAGAACAAGACACCTGTGAACAATGTTTACCATCATTAATACGGCTAACTGATAACAAAGGAAAAGACGAATATCAGGTAGATTACCTTATGGACGATATACCTGAAATGAGCAACTCACCTCTAGTCTCCTACACTAGATTATCTCCAAATAATTCGGGTTTACGAACTCACAAAATTGACACGATTACTCCGCATTGCGTGGTTGGTCACGCATCCCTCCAAACACTAGGTAATATATTCGCCCCGATAGAACGCCGAGCAAGTTCTAATTATGGTATAGATGATCATGGTAATGTTGGGATGTATGTTGAAGAAAAGAATCGTTCGTGGTGTAGCTCG